TGCTGCTGCTTCTGCTACTGCTGCTGCTACATCTGCCTCAAGCGCAGCGACATCTGCTTCATCTGCTTTAACATCTGCTAACTCTGCTGCTACTAGCGCAGCCAGTGCTGCTGCTGCAGTTGCTGCATCCTTTGATGCTAAGGGAGATTTGTTAGTAGGTACAGGGGCGCAAGCCTTTGACCAACTAACAGTTGCCTCTACCAATGGTTATGTCTTAAGTGTTAACTCAGCAACCGCTACAGGACTTGAGTGGATTGCTCCTCAAACTGGAGACATTACTGGAGTTACTGCTGGCACAGGACTTACTGGTGGTGGAACATCTGGCGCTGTAACTGTAGCCCTTGATACAACTAGCGTTTATGTAGTTCCTAGCCAGTCAGGTCAGTCGGGCAAGTATCTGACTACCGATGGTTCTACAGCATCTTGGGGAACTATTACTCTTTACACAGCCCCAACGCTAGGCAATACTACACTAACCTCTGGCACTACCATATCTACAGTTTCATCTTTGACTCTTTCATCTGCAACGCTGTCTGGAACCCTGACTGCAGGTGGAGGTATTGGAACTAGCGGACAGTATCTAAAGAGTCTAGGAGCCAATGGTGTAGAGTGGGGAACAGTAGATGCCCTGCCTAGCCAGTCAGGAAATGCAGGAAAGTATTTGACTACGAACGGAACAACCGCTTCTTGGTCAACAATCGTAACCGACCCAACACCGTCAGTATTTATGCTGATGGGCGCTTAAGGAGAAATAATGGCTAAAAAAGTTCTTGGGCAATCCAACCCATCAGCAACTACACTAACAACTCTGTACACAGTACCGTCAGGTAAAGAAGCAGTAGTATCAACAATCTCTGTTGCTAACCTAACTGCAACTGCCGCAACATTCCGTTTGGCAGTGCGCCCTGCTGGTGCATCAATTACCAATGCTCACTACATTGGTTATGACATCACAGTTGGTGCTTCTGATTCAACACTGATTACTGTTGGCTTAACCCTTGCAGCATCGGATGTGATTTCCGTTTATGCTTCTACTGCCAACCTTGCTTTCCAAGCGTTTGGAGATGAGGCTTCCGTCTAATGTCAATCACAAGTTACAAGACAGGTAATACATCACCGTCTAGTTTGCTTGTTGGTAATGCTGCTTACATCCCAACTTTCACCGTAGAATCATTAGTGATTGCTGGTGGCGGTAGTGGTGGAAGTTTGCGCGGTGGTGGTGGCGGTGCTGGTGGTGTTTTGTATAAATCAGATAACACTTGCACTGGCGGAGTAACATACACAGTTACAGTTGGCGCAGGTGGCGCGGAAGTTGGGAACTCTCCAAGCAGAACCAGAGGAAACAATGGTTCTGATTCTGTATTTAGCGGAACTGGCGTAACCACTCAAACCGCAGTTGGCGGTGGCGGTGGTGGTATTTTGGTAATTAACTCCGATGTTGCAACTGGCGCTGGAAAGAATGGTGGTTCTGGCGGTGGCGGTGGTGGTGTCGCGGGAAGCGGTACTACTGGCGTAGGTACTGGAACATCGGGTCAAGGTAGCAATGGTGGCGCTGGATATTCTGCTGGTGAAACCTATGCAGGTGGAGGCGGTGGTGGAGCAACCGCAACTGGCGGTGCAGGAGCATCACTATATGGCGGTGTTGGCGGAGCAGGAACTTCTTCTTACTCAACTTGGGGTAGTGCGACTACTTCTGGTCAGAATGTAAGCGGTACATATTGGTTTGCCGGTGGAGGCGGTGGTGGTTCTTACTACGAAGTTACCACTAGCAATAATCCTTCCAAAGGTGGTAACGGTGGTGGCGGTGGAGGTGGTATCCGCGCAAATAGCGCAGCAACATTTGGAACTGCTGGAACCGCCAACACAGGTGGTGGTGGTGGTGGCGGAGGAAATCCAGTTGGAACCTACACTTATACATCAGGTGCGGGTGGAAGCGGTATTGTTTTACTAAGAATATCTGGTTCCGTAACAGCAGCATCTACGACAGGTTCACCAACACGAGTTGAATCAGGTGGATACACTTATTACAAATTCACTGGCTCAGGCTCAATTACATTTTAAGGGGTACTAATGGCAATCAGAAGTCTTAAGAACGGAACCTTTAGCCGTAGCCTACTTGTTGGTAATGCTTATTATCAAGCAAATGACCTTGAATATCTTGTAATAGCAGGCGGTGGGGGCGGAGGAGATGGTCGCGGTGGTGCTTATGGTGCAGGTGGTGGAGCAGGCGGTTATCGCTCATCTGTAGTCGGCGAATCATCTGGCGGTGGTTCTTCTGCTGAGTCTATATTTACATTTACCACTGGAACTTCTTATACAGTAACAGTAGGTGCAGGAGGGGCTAGAAATACTAGCGGTAGTAATTCTGTATTTAATACTACTACCTCTACTGGTGGCGGCAGGGGTGGTAATGCTAGAAGCAATATACAATCGGAACTTGACGGTGCATCTGGTGGTTCTGGTGGCGGTGGCGCCTTAGAAGGAACTTCTCCTTTTAAAGCAGGCGTAGGTGGTACTGGAACCGCTAACCAAGGGTACGCAGGAGGAGACTATACTTCTGGTGGACAAGGCGGTGCAGGCGGTGGTGCTGGAGGCACTGCAACTGGTACTTCTAAAAATGTTGGTGGCGTGGGAGTTGCTTCATCTATTACTGCAAGTTCAGTAACTAGAGCAATCGGCGGAGATGGCGGTAGCGCATCACCTGTTGCTGGTAGCGCAAATACTGGCGATGGTGGTGATGGTGGAATAAATAGTGATTCAAGTCCTACTTACAATGGAACAGCAGGCGGAAGTGGTGTAGTTATTCTTAGGGCTAGAAAACAAGCAGCATCTACTACTGGAAGTCCAACTTATACAACATCTGGCATTTATCACATTTATCAATTTACAGGAAGCGGGAGCATTACTTTCTAATGGCTGCTACTAGTGTAAAAAATAAAACTAAAAGTGGAAGTTTACTTGTTGGCAATACTGCTTATATCCCTACTGTAACCATACAATATTTGATTATTGCAGGCGGCGCAGGTGGTGGTTCCTCTGGAGTTATAGACGGTGGTTCTACTGGTGGTTCTGGTGGAGGTGCTGGTGGATACAGATGTTCTGTCACTGGTGAAAATTCAGGTGGTGGAGCAAGCGCAGAATCAACTGTAACATTTAATGGTGGAACTACTTATACCATAACAGTAGGTGGTGGCGGTACTGGTGGTGCTGTAAATAATGATAATGCTGGTAATGGTTCAAACTCATCTATTTCAGGAACTGGATTAACTACTATTACCTCTACTGGTGGTGGTAAGGGCGTACCTTATAACCGCGACCCAAGCACTGGTGGTTCTGGTGGTGGTGGTGTATTTAAGGCAGGCTCCGTTGGTGGAGCAGGTGCCGCAGGTACTGCTAACCAAGGTTATGCTGGTGGTTCTGGTACTGGTTCTACTGCTTCTTATGCTGGTGGAGGTGGCGGTGGTGCAAGTGCTGTTGGTGCCAATGCTAGTGCTAGTGGTGGTGGTAACGGTGGAGCAGGAGTTGCTTCTTCCATAACTGGTAGTTCTGTTACTAGAGCGGGCGGTGGAGGTGGTGCGGTTTTTGGAACTAGCACTACTAATGGAACTGGTGGCTCAGGTGGCGGAGGAAATGCTGGTGCCGCAGGAGCAGCAGGTTCTGCCAATACAGGTGGAGGCGGAGGCGGAGGTGCTTGGGTTTCAGGCACTGGAAGCAGTGGTAACAATACAGGCGGTGCTGGAGGAAGCGGAGTAATAATTGTCCGAGCAACACAGGCTGCAGCGTCTACTACAGGTTCACCTACATATACTACTTCAGGTAGTTATCATATTTATCAATTTACAGGTTCTGGTTCAATTACATACTAAGGAGAACAATGGCACACTTTGCAGAACTAGATGAAAACAATATAGTCAAGCAAGTAATTGTTGTGGCTAACAATGAACTCCTACTTGATGGAGTTGAAAGCGAAACTAGAGGAGTCATATTCTGTAAGTCTCTTTTTGGTGAGGATACCAAGTGGAAGCAGACTTCATACAATGGCACTATTCGTAAAAACTATGCTGGTATTGGTTACGCTTATGACACTAATAGAGATGCTTTTATCCCACCTAAATCATTTGATTCTTGGTTATTAAATGAAGATACCTGTCTTTGGGATGCTCCCGTTGCATACCCAACAGATGGAAAGTTTTATTACTGGGATGAGCCAACACTATCTTGGATTGAAAAAGAACTAAACTAAAGAAAGTAGGGGACAATGATAGGAAAGTCAGACACAGTAGCAATTGGCTGGTGTGACAACGGTACTACCGACGGTAAGTTTACCGAAGGGTTGATGACAGCAGTACTTGCTGGTCCAGCCAATGGTATGCCCATTCACACCAGTATCCGAGTCCAGGGCAATCAGATTGGCAGACAACGCCAAGTACTCTTTGACCATTGGGCAGATAAGATTAAGACAGACTGGCTACTCTGGGTAGACTCAGACATAGTACTGAACCTAGAGTCAATGCAGAAACTCTGGAAGACAGCAGACAAGATTAACCGTCCTGTTGTTAGCGGTGTGTACTTTATCTCTAAAGAGAATGAGGGCAGCCTAATGCGCCCATATCCTGTACTATTTAACGACATCTCAGAGTTTCAGATACAGTATGTACATCCGCTACCTGAAGACCAAGTAATTCAGATTGACAATGCTGGCTTTGGTTTTGTCTTAATGCACAAGTCAATCGTGCCTAAACTACGTGAAGCACACCCTGGTAAGGGTATGTTTATGGAGACTGGTGACGGGGTAGACGACCACTTTATCGGAGAAGACATCATCTTCTTCCGACGTATGAAGGCAGCAGGTATTCCGCTACACGCCCATACTGGGGCGATAGTCAAACATATGAAGCGATTTAGTCTGGATTATGACTACTACGCTTTGTATTGGACCAATGAACAATTAAAGAAAAAACTTCAAGAACAACAAGGCTAGGAGAATAAGTGGCTGGTCGTGATATTACCGAAGGACGCGCCTCACGTGCGATTGCTGTTGATGTTGGTGTACTAACTGACACCTCTGTCTGGGTTAATACTGATGTCGCATATGACGTTGCTATTGGCGGACAGCCATTTATCTATGCAATCAGCGATGGTCGTCCTTACATAAGACAGACTGCTCCTTTCCGTAAAGAACAATTTGATAATCAGACTGAGCCTGGCGAGCAGAGCCTCACAGGCTGGTGGATTAGAAGCCAATCCTCGTTCCATAATGGAGCGGGGATTACTTTTTTTGACCCTGCTTTAGTATCCAATGAGGGTGCGTATCGCTTTGCCGATAGCCGTAACGTGGATGTCTGGACCCAAGGTCAAGCAACCCTACTCAACTCAGTAAGTTCAGAGCACCTCACTACTGGTGCATTGACTAGCAGTGGACGTGCGAACCAAAGACTACGTTCTATCAAGTGGAATAACACTGAGGGTGTACTATTGAAGGATGAGTACGATGTTGATAAAATCGATGTTGCGGGCAATGTTACGGACTTTATTGACTACAATGCTACTACTGACTTTCCTGTTTATGATATATGTGACGATGGTACTACTTCCTATTGGGTTACTAACGATGCTAGCGGAGGCGGCAAGGCTACCGTCTACAAGAAGCCTTTAACAGGCAACTCATCTACAGCAGCAGTCTCTCTCTTCTCATCACCAAGCATAGTTGTATCTAATGCAGTGATGGAGTTTGTCAAAGAGCGTATCGTTATGTGTGTCAACAATGCCGTCTATGAATTTGCGTCCAATGCAAGTTCATTCCCAACTGCTGTATATACCCACCCATCTACATCTCATATCTATACATCTATCGCAGCATCAGGTGCTGCTATCTATGTGGCTGGATACAACGGTATTCAATCTACAATTATTAAGTTCACTCTGTCAACAGCAGGTCTAATGCCAACCTTGACTCAGGCTGTAGTAGCAGCAGAGTTTCCAACGGGTGAGATTGTCCATAAGATTCATTACTACCTAGGCTATATGGTTATTGGTACCAACAAAGGTATCCGTGTAGCCGTTGTCTCAGACGTTGATGGCTCAATTAACTATGGTCCATTGATTATAGAGACCGACCAACCAGTCTATGACTTCTGCTCACGTGACCATTACGTATGGGCAACAACTGGAGTAGATGGATATCCAGGACTAACTCGTATTGACTTAAGTCAGCAACTTGAACCATTGGTATTTGCTTACGCAAGTGATATTTATTATGGCGATTTACTAGGACACTTGACAACCGCTTGTGCTTTTGGTAATGGAACTGACCAACTATTGTTCTCATCAACTGCCAACAGCGTTGGCGGAACAATTACTAATAAGCAACTAACAAGCAACGTTGCCACCTTGACCACAGCATCTGCTCACGGTCTTGAGATTGGCGATGAGGTATGGGTTCAGGGAGTTGATGCAACCTTCAACTCAACCACATCTGCTTACACAATTACCGCTGCTACAACCACAACGTTCTCTTACACCAAGGCTGCTACTAACGTAGTATCTACAGCAGTCACATCTGCAACCGCTTTGGCTAACGTTCCTGGTGCAACATACCTAGAAAGTGCAACAGAGAAAGCGGCAAGTGGATACCTGACCACAGGCTATATCCGCTACAACACATTAGAACCTAAGAACTTTAAGCGTCTGATAGGGCGTGGTGATTTCCAGTATGGTTCTATGACACTAGAAACTGTCGATGCCGATGGCACCGAGTACGACATTATTTCTTACGACGCAACAGTTCCCTCTGTTGAGGTAACCACTACTCAGCCATTCAATGCCCAAGAATACTTGGCATACAAGTTCATTCTTTACAGAGATGCAACTGATGTAACCAAAGGTCCTGTATTCCAGGGCTATCAAATCAAAGCCACAATCGCTACACCTCGTCAGCGAGTCATAAGATTCCCTGTCTACTGCTTCGACGTAGAGACTGATAGATACAACGTCCTAGTCGGGTATGAAGGTAGGGCATTCGACCGATTGTCTGCGCTCGAAACAATCGAAGAGAATGGTGACGTTGTCACCTGGCAAGACCTAACTACTGGCGAATCTCGTCAGGCAGTTATCGAGCAAATCAACTTCACTCGTCTTACTCCCCCAGACCGAGGCTTCTCTGGTTATGGCGGTGTAGTAGAAATTACTATAAGGACCGTATAAATGACACCTGCAGACTGGGCAGCCCTTGCCGTAGCAATCCTTACGTTAATCACAGGCTTCGCAACATTAGTGCGCTGGCTTGTCAAGCACTACCTTTATGAACTTAAACCCAACGGTGGGTCCAGTCTTAAGGATAAAGTCAATGGGCTTGAAGAAAAAGTAGAACTGCTTACCGAGTTAGTCAAGGAAGCCTTGAGGAAATGAATGAAACCTGTAGCCAAGAAAGCCACGCCTGCTGCTATTGCTGTCCTACGTCAGGCGACAGCATTGTTTCCGAAGCGCAAGAAACTGTCCGACGGATTGTTGCCCTCTGTGGCACATCAAAAAGCGAGTCCGAATTCGGACCACAACACGGGTCTTGCTGTTGACTTGACACACGACCCCAAGAATGGGGTTGACTGTGCCCAGATATTCGAGAAACTTAAGGAAGATGAGCGGGTTTCCTACCTTATCTTCAATAAAAAAATTTGGTCGCGCCAGTATGCTAAGCGCGGCAATCGTCCTTACAGTGGTAGCAACCCTCACACTAAGCATCTTCATATTTCTATCGACCCTGATATGGCTAATGATACTAGCCCTTGGTTCTGGTGGATGAATCAACCTAAGATTGTGAATCAAGTGAAGGCTGCCTTGCAGCCTAAGCCCAAGAAGAAGGTGGCAGAAGGTGTCAATATGGCACCCGTATGTACCTGCTGTAAGGTTCACAATACGAAACGAAAGGCAATCTAAATGGAAACACTCAAGCAAGTATCGCTGACCTGGTTCCGTGCTGCAGCCTCTGCTGCTATCGCACTCTACCTCGCAGGAGAGACCGACTTTAAGACCCTCGGAATGGCTGCTCTCGCAGGCTTCCTCGGTCCTGTATTGAAGTGGCTTGACCCTTCAGCAGGAGAGTTCGGAAAGGGCGCGAAGTAGCCCATTAAAACGCCCTAGCGGGCGATTAGAGACACGAAGACCCCCGACCTAAGGTAATCCCTTGGGAAGGGGGTCCTTTTCTGTTTTCTATCGGCGTGTCTGATTTGACAAAAACTTTGACAGTCAGTGTATAATTAATCTATAATAGATAATATATATAATATATAGGGGCGAAGCCCCTTATATATATAATATAATATATATTATATACAACTGAATATTGCATAGCCCCGATATGTCGAGTACTCTCCTGTCCTCCGTAAAGGGGCTATGTAACTAACTAACGACAGGAGAAAGCAATGATTCAATTACAGGGCTACACATTACCAGCCCACATATCGTACTCAGCATTCACTACCTACCTGACTTGTGGCTACCAGTATTACCTTGGTCGACTGCTACAAGTCCCAGAGGAACCTAGTATCTGGTCCGCAGGTGGTCGTGCATTCCACTCAGCAACTGAGGAATGGGACTTAGCAAATGACTAATCAACTATGGGCAGATGCTTGGACCAAAGAAACCAAGGACCTAGACTTTACTAAAGCCCGCGTTGCGGGTCGTGCTACTAAGGCTAACCCGAATAAGGAAGATGCTACTTGGTGGAACGAGATGGGTCCACAGTGGGTGGATAACTACATCGCTTGGCGCAAAGCCAATACCGATTGGAAACTATGGCGCACACCTCAGGGTGCTAAAGCCATCGAACTAGAACTCAATCCTGTCATCGCAGACGTGCCTGTGAAGATGGTGATTGACCGTGTCTTTGAGGTCAATGGTGAACTTGTCATTGTCGACCTTAAGACATCAGCGCGTAGACCAACATCAGACTTGCAACTTGGCTTCTACAAAGTCGGGATTGAACTGATGCTTGGCGTAACAGTCAATCAAGGTAACTACTGGATGTCCAGAGAATCTGGGACAGGAGAGATGATTGACCTGAGTAGATATACCCTCGATAGTCTTGAGTACCTAGTGTCGGGATTCGACAAGGCTCGCAAGGCTGGTATATTTCTCCCTAACCTATCCAGTTGCAGTTACTGTGGACTCACAGAACACTGCCAATTTACGAAAGAGAAACAATGAACAACGACGATTGGAAACTACAAGTTTCCTACAAAACTCCTGCGGGAGATATGATTAACGTCCGTGCTAATACCGCTGACGAACTAAGCGTTCTACTTGAGGGCGTATCCGACTACTCAACTCAAATCGCAGCAACTGCGAAGATGGTTACGGCGGCATACAACACACTCCCTTTAGCGACGCCCGCTTCAACTCCCGTCACAACGCCACCAGTCTCCTCAATTCCAGACCAGGCAAAGGCTCAGTCCCCTACCTGTATTCACGGACCGCGAGTATTCCGAAGTGGCGTAAGTAAGAAGACAGGACAACCATACGCGTTCTGGTCTTGCCCTCAACCACAGGGTGCTGACCAGTGCAAGCCCGTTAACTAACTTATCGGGGACAACTGAGACCACCTACTATTCGGGGAAGGTAGTGGGTGGTTTCAACTTAAGACAGGAGCATAATGAAAACTTTAGTAAGGTCAGTCGGTAGAACCGACATCGGTGGGGAACCATTGCCCGCTGTGTTCAAAGCATTTGAAACAAATAAGATTATCTTTCGTAGAGCAGAAGTCTCTATGATGGCAGGAACTCCAGGTGTAGGTAAGTCAACACTAGCCTTGGCATTAGCACTGAAGATGAAAGTTCCTACGCTGTATATCTCAGCAGATACCAACGCACACACAATGGCTATGCGCCTTGCGTCAATGATTAGCGGTAAGAATCAGAGTGATGTTGAGTATCTATTACAGAATGATTTGGGTTGGACTAAGGCTACCCTTGCCAAGGGCAGTCACATTGTCTGGTCATTTGAGTCAAGCCCTAGCCTTGTTGATATTGATGAAGAGGTTCAAGCCTTTGAAGAACTATGGGGATGCCCGCCTGTGGCTATCTTTGTAGATAACCTAATGGATGTAGCCACTGATGGTGGCGAAGAGTTCGCATCAATGCGAGCGATTATGAAGGAGTTAAAGTATCTTGCTCGAGCGACTAATGCTGCGATTGTTGTACTACACCATACATCGGAGGCTGTGGAAGGCAAACCTTGCCAACCAAGGTCGGCACTCCAAGGAAAGGTGGCTCAACTCCCTGCGCTTATCTGTACTCTCGGAGTCGTCGGAACTGCTATGGCAGTTGCGCCAGTCAAGAACAGGTATGGTAGAGCGGATGCTAACGCGAATCTCAACGCGTGGTTAGCGTTCAACCCTGAGTATATGTACATAGAAGACATCCCCGAGAACGCATAGGAGTTACAATGGACGACGATTACCTAGAGATTCACGCTAAAGAGATTGCTTACGCTGAAGTTGCTAAGCAAGTCAGTAAGTTCATACAGAAGATTGAAGATGCTAAGGTTCCTATCACAGATGAGTACACACAAGGTGTGCACGATGGACTGGACTGGGCAATCAGAATCCTGATGAAGGATAAGAGTGCTTCGTAATGGCTAACCCTAATGGGCGCAAGGGCGCACAGTTCGAGACCGATGTAATGAAATGGTTTAGGGCTATGGGTGCTGTATGCGAACGACTCACCAAGACTGGAGCCAAAGATGAAGGCGACCTTGTCGCTGTCGTTGCTGGCAAGACATACATCTTAGAACTTAAGAACCGAAAGAAGATTGACTTACCTGCCTTCTGGGACGAGGCTCAGGTAGAAGCAAAGAACTATGCGAAGGCTCGCGGTCTTAAGACAGAACCGCCTGCCTTCGTTATAGTTAAGCGTCGCAACGCTGGCATAGATAGGGCTTGGGTTGTACAAGATTTAGACCAATGGTTACAGGAGAGAGTAGGGGACAGTGAGTGATTTACCAAGTATCCGAGACGTCCTCGTCCACTACGGAGCGGACGTTCGACGCAATCACGGGCAGACTAATATCAAGTGTCCATTCCACGACGACACGCACCAAAGTGGTAGTGCCAACCTCGACCTTAATATCTTTATATGCTTCGCTTGCGGAGTCCAAGGTAATAGTTTACAAATAATCTCAAGACAGGAGCACGTGAATATCAATGAAGCAAAGCGCATCGCAGAAAGAATTGTTGGGCAAGGCGGCGGAGAAGTACGCGGCAAGCATTTATCTGGCAGAGGACTACCTAAAAAGCAGAGGTATCCCAATGGAGATAGCACGGCTGGCGCGATTAGGCGTAGTCGCAGAGCCTGAAGTAGGACACGAGCAGTACCAAGGAAGGTTGGCTATACCGTATGTTACTAAGTCTGGCGTTGTCGATTTACGTTTCCGTTCGCTCAATCCTGCGGTGGAGCCTAAGTATATGGGACTCACTGGGGCTGATACTAAGATGTATAATGTTCTCGATATTGAGCGGGCTGGCGATTACATTGGTGTATGTGAGGGTGAATTGGATACTCTTACTATGTCTGCCTGTGTTGGTATTCCTTGTGTTGGTGTTCCAGGGGCTAACAGTTGGAAGAAACATTACACGAGACTCCTTGCCGATTTCGAAAGAGTCTTTGTCTTTGCCGACGGGGACCAGCCAGGAAAAGAGTTTGCCTCTTCACTTGCAAGAGAACTCCCTGTTACTGTCGTCGGGTTCCCCGACGGAGAAGACGTTAACTCATTCTATATTAGCCACGGGGCGGAAGCAATTAGAGCGAAGATTGAATAATGGATGACCACGAACTTTATTGCGACGGCTGTGGCATTCACTTTGACAATGCCTTTGAGATGGTAGACCACCACCTAGAAGATGATGACGAGTTCGACCCAGCAATAGTCTTGCCCAATGGGGTCAAGTTACTGGTCGGAAGTCTGTTGAGATTTATTTACGAACACGCCGAAGAACCAGAACAAATCAGACAAATAACTCAATCCACATATGTTACACTTTATGCTGCTGAATCTGGTAGTGAAGTACTAGACGAACTCATTGAGGAAGTTGTGGTAGGTTCCGAGATGTTGAAGTTCGAGTCGAGTCTTAAGAAACTATTGGAGGAAAGCAAACCTAATGACACTGACGAAAGCGGAGCGTGAGGAAGTATGGCAGATTATAAGTCACCTAACAGGGATGGGTTACAATATTACGCAGACAAAATCAGAGAGCGGAATGCTCACAGTCACTCTGTCAATTCCGCTCCTTTCGTCCAGAATGTAGAACAAACGTTCGATGAACTCCAAGCATTACTACTTAAGAAGCACATTGATTACGGTCCGAAGAATATATCTGAATCACCAGGTGGTCCTATCAATGGACTGCGAGTTCGTATGCACGATAAGTTGGCAAGGATTAATAACCTCGTCGACAGAGGTGTGTCCAACCCACAGTACGAATCGCTTGAAGACTCCTTTAAGGATATGGCAAACTACGCAATCATAGGTCTCTTAGTCTTAAGACAGCAATGGGATAGTGAGAAGTGAGAGAACCCGAACTCTTTGATTGGCTGAAGGAAAAGTTTTATCCTGACCTGACTCGTTCCGAGTCTGAGTTCGACGGCTTTGATTGCCAGTCAGATGAATACAAGTTGTTCATAGAACTTAAGTCACGAAAGACTCATTACGACGACCTGCTTATCGAGAAGTATAAGTTCGACTTTCTTGTTACCGAAGCAGGTAAGTTGTCATACTCACCCTGCTATGTAAATTACACCCCGCAAGGGGTATATTTTTTTGACCTTGAATCTATACTTAAGTCGGAGATTGATATGAGGTGGCACGATAAGTGGTTGCCAACAACTACTGAGTTTGCCAATAACAACAACAGAATAAAGAAAGTGGGACTCCTCAACGTCAAGTTGGGAACTAAGTTACTATGAACTGGGAACGCATTGAACCTTGGCAATATGTAGTGGATGCTGTCGCTCTTGAGTATTCTCGCAAGTTTGATATGGTCGAGATTGATGACATAAGACAGGTGCTCTACCAGTGGTTCGCTGAACATCCAAATAAGTTAGACGAGTGGGAAGCCAAGGGTCCCAAGGATGCGAAGAATCTTATCTATCGTAGCCTACGCAACCAGGCTTTAGATTACTGCCAGAAGTGGAAGGCTAAGTCTGTTGGCTATGACACGGCTGACCTGTATTACTACACTGCTGAAGTAGTTGAGGCTGTGCTTCCTCCTGTCTTAAGAGGTGAGTTCACTACGTCTCACAAGTTGAACATTGGAAGAGTGGGTCGCCCCTCTGCCCCTGCTGAAGGTGGCAATCTAATGGCGTTGATGATTGAGATTGACTATGTGTATTGGAAGATTGGTAAGGAAGATAGAAAGATTTTGTTTATGCGTCACGCTCAGTCAATGGACTTCAAGGAGATTGCTAACCTCTTAAGTTTAGGCTCTGAGGATGCTGCTCGTATGCGCCACAAGCGGGCAATCAATAGAATGATTCGCAAATTAGGTGGCTTCAAGCCATTTCCTGATTATGATTTACCAGATAAAGAAGACGAACTAGAAGACTAGCGGTTGTCTGTCTTGTAAAATCCTGTGCCTTTGAACTGGATGCCAGGGGCAGACCAGACTCTCTTCATAGTTCGATAACATACTGGGCACTCAGGTCCAACTTCAAAATGAATCTGCGTCTCTTGAAATGCTAGGCACTCTTCGCATCTGTATTCATACGTCGGCATTACATCTCTCCATCTATCGGTGTCGGAGCGGTGGCTATAGCCCCGCACAATTTACATTCTTGTCTTAAGTCGTACCAACCTACCTCACGAGTGTCTTCATCCCATATGACAGTGATGTTCCACATCTTGCTACCACATAGGCAGACCAGTATTGGTTCTCCGCGTAAGTCTAGCATCAGTAGTAATTATGTCTTAAGTGGAACTTCATAGCACGGCAAGGTGTTTGATAACGTTTCGTTATGTATTTGTAGGCGTGTAAGATTTGGATTGCGGGGTCTTTGTTAGTTTCCTTAAGGAGTTGCCCAATACCATATGCCGATGAACCTTGCCTGTTCTTGGCAAGATGGTCATAACGACTCTCCTTAGTAAATATATAATCAAGGCATCTCCATTCCATATCTTTCCAACCATAGCCCACCCACGCATAGCGTTTTGCTAGGGCTTTATTTGCCCGCTTCTCTGCCATTGTTGCTTGAGTTCTTTCTTCTTTGACTGGCTTGTCTTTGAGCATTGGGGGAATGAGAGGCGGGGCTGAGACCACAAGAAGAGCACCAACCACCGCACTCACAACTGCTGTTCGCTTTTTCATTAGGATACTCTACCAACCTTAGCCCTTACTTTCCTAACCATATACCCCTCTTCTCTGAAAGAGTTGAGGCTTGACTTGCCTAAGAGCATACGTCTTTCGTAGTTCATAAGCCCGCCCCATATGGAACCTCCGTGTAGATTCTCCTCTTCTAGTCCCTGCTGTAAGCACAATGTACGCACAGGACATTCATTACATATTTCGACAGCCTCTACCATTCTGAGGATTTGTAGTTCTACCTCATCCTTTATCTTGGAAGACTTGTACCACCAGAGTTCGGGGTCGGGGTGCTTGCCACAACCTGATTGTTCGTGCCAGTCGGGAGGCATTGCGAAGGTATCTTGTAGCATTACTGAACCACCTTTAGATTCTCTCGAAGTGGCAGGACAGAGACGGCTTTGCCGTAGTCAATGTCCTCTGTGTGTAGGACTGAAAAGACTTGAGTCTCATAGAGCAACTCGTCTTGTTCTTGCGGACTTAGGACATCAAAATTATCTGGCAACTTGTTTGAATCTGCGGTGACATCTATGATACGAACGCCCTTTAGTTCGTAAGTAACCCTATACGTTTTGTTCATTGAGTTCCGCCTCTGCTAGGTCATTGAGATAAGAATCTACCGCATCCTCGGCTTGCTCGTCCTTGGTAACTTGGAACTCTGCGTCGATGTATAGGTCATTGAGATAATCTTGGAAGACCGAGAGAATGTCCTCGCTGTCCCAGATTTCCACCGCTCTATCGAAGACTCCTGCCTTGCTCTCTTTATATTCTGAACCAATAACGAAAGCCATTACGTCTTGGTCTAAGTCATAGTTCTTTCTTAGACGTGCGATGAGTGTTCCTACTTTCATTGTTCTTCTCCTGTCTGTATGTTGATTTGTTCCAACGCCTCGCCCATTGCTCCGCGCCAGTGAGAGCCTACGCCCTCGGCTAAGGGTTTGTCAATGTCTAACTCCTGCGCTCCGTCGTAAATCTTTACTGTGCTTTTACTCTTTGTCCATTCCACAATTACGAGGAAGGCTGACTGTTTCTTGCTCATTTATTTTTCTCCTGTCTTACGTCGTAGTTTTTTCTTCAGGTCTGTAATTACTATCGCCAACCACCACGAGAGGACCGCTACTGTGAAGAGAATCAACACGTAGAGAATCGTCTGAAGTAGTGCGAAGATACCGCCGATGTGTGTGCCTGTCAAGATTTCTATTAGGGTTTCCATTTATTCCATCCCTTTCAGTAGGTCTTTTGCTTGGTTAGCCTTGTCGTGTTCTCCGTCATACATCCAGTTATCAATAGCAATCTCTAACGCTTCTTGAATTAGTTCTTCTTTGTTCATTTTATTTCTCCTCTTCTTGTCTTCCGATTTCTGTAACCTCTAAGTAATGTCTGCCATTGTGCTCGTGATAGTCGTACTCTGTGCGCTCGCCCAGTACCCAGCGACACGCGCCCATTTCTGAGACAGCGTCTAGTATCTCGCTAGAAAAATCACCCTCCCACCACTTGCTCCGCATAGTTTCAATCGTCACGCCCTTGACTAGATGAGTTGCCCCATCAACGGGCGAGGTGAATAGTGTCCCCTCTTCCTGCTCTTGTAGTTCTATGATTGCCATATACACCCCACCATCGGGATATTCGAGGAAGTCTTTTGTCTTTGTTTCTGTTGTCATTTTATTTCTCCTGTCTTAGGTAGTAACTATGAATACATTCTGAGAGAGGTGCTAGGCAGTCGCCACATATGGGCGAACTTTGCGCCTTGCGATTGTCCTCGCAGATTGCCCCGTGAGGGACGATGGTATTTGATATTCCACCACCACATACACCGCAGCGCGGGGTCATACGCTTGCCTCCTTTACTTCCTCTATCTCTACCCAGTTCAGTTCTTCTCCCTCATACTGGAGGTCTAATAACTCGCTCCAGTTCCATTTATTAGGGTTGAGGTCTGTTGTTATTGTTAGTTCTACTTTCCATTTACGCATTGTCTTTCTCCTGTCGTAAGTCGTTAGATTATTTGGATTCTTTTACTTGCTTTGCGATGATGTCGAAGGGAAGAGAGCCCCAGCCCTGAAGTATCTGAGAGATAAATAGACCTGCGGTCTCGCTAATCTGCTCATTTACGAGGTCGGTTACTTGCTCGGCTAGTCTTTCCCAGTCCTCACGCAATACGTCGGAAAGTGCCACGACATTTTCAGATTCTTTTGCGCTCTCTTGAAGATGTTCGTATGACTCGCGGTCATTTTCTGCCACCATTAGCCACTCGGTAGCGAACCAATCCGAGACAACTAGGCGTCGTACCTCGTCGCTGATTGGCTTGGGCTGAACCTCTTCTGATGTGCTTGAGCCTGTGAGGATTACGATTTCACCCTCACGCTCATCTGCGACAGCGTTAGGAAATACATCCAGCACGGCGGACATTGCTTGCGATAATGCGTCCATCTTTTTTCTCCTGTCTTACTTGGGCGGATACTTTCCGCCTCGTGCCCCGCTATGGTCTCGCTCCATTCGCCCTCTGTCAAGAGTGCGGGGCTGTGAGTTACCTCACTTGGTTTTTCTGATTGCGCTTACTGTGAGGCTCGCCTCCTTGTCCAATAGTTGAACCTCTTTTAGAAAGTCGAGAGCCTCTTTTGATGAGTTGAAAGTTTCAACTGTGAGAACCTTATTCTTCTTGCCGTTCCAGATTGCCACGTCTAGTTCCATTACGCGCCTACCTTCTCGCTAGCCTTGAACATTTCCCCCACAAGGTCTTCAATTCTTGCCACCGATTTGAGTACCTGCTTATCGTCGGTCAGTAGGCGAATAGTCGAGGCGTGATAGTAAATCGTGCTTAGATTTTGCTTATCCTGCTCGTTCATTTTCTTATTTCTCCTGTCTTACGTCACAAGATAGGGCTTTCCTATCCTGTCGCGCCCCCGCTAGGTCTTGAACCTGCGCCCTCTGTAGGTGCGGGGGCTGTCGTGCTAGTTGCTCGCTTGTTGCGCTTTTAGATACTTATCCATCAAGGCTCGAGCCTTAGGCTGAAACTCTGCGTCATCTCGTCGCCACATCTCCCGCACCTTTTCATCTTGAGCCTTATACTCCTCGAGATTATAGACCTCCGATTGAATCTTCTCGACACGCTCGCGGGCGGTCTGTCTGAGGTCTCTGACCTGTTGCTGAAGGCTTCTGATAGTTTCTTCAATCGCGCTCACGGCTTGTTCTGTTGCTCGCTCGATTGCGTTAGTCTGCTCAAGGTTTGCCCTAACGAATGCGATTCTAATCTCGTCGCACTTTTTCCATTCTGCCCGCCACTCGTCGGACAGTTTCGCGTTCTCTAGTTCGCGGTATTGTTGCCAGAATGCGCGGGCGCGGGGTGCGCTTAGATTATCTTGTGCCCACTTGTAGGGGTTGATTCTCTCGGCTGTTTCCATAGTAGTGCTTTTCTCCTGTCGTAAGTCTGAAAGTTTCTTAGGCTCATCAGTCGGGGCATTTACCCCGAGACCATCGCCCCGATTTCTCGGGGCTAGGTTTCGCCCTGTGTTACGCCTTGCGGAAGACCTGCCCGCACTTGTTACAGGTCACGCCTTGTTCGATAACTGTAGCACTTGCGCGGATACTTGAACATTCACAGACCGCTTTCAATAGATTCTTATTTCTGCCTCGTGTCTTGCCTGCCTGCTCGGAATCTGCCATAAGTGCGAGGGCATTCTCAATCAAGGCTAGGGCATCCGCCCATCGATCGGCGCATTCATCGGATACGTCGGTCACGCTCCACCCGATACCCTTGGCTTGTGTGATTGTGAGCCCGAGAGCCTCGGCGGTCTGCTTGAACTTTTTATTATGGTACCCATCGCCCGTCACGCCTTGGATTCCATTTGCTAGGTCTAGGGAATGCGCCACCTCGTGAAGAAGAGTGCCAAGGACAGCCCGCGCCCCGCGCTCGAAATAGTTCGCGGATATCATAATCTCGTGGAAAGATTCCTCGCCTGCTTTCCATAGTTTTGCGTGAGTAAAGTGCCCCATCGTGCGCCCTGTTTTGCGGGTGACTAGGATAGTTGCGCGGGGTGCGCCTGTCTTCTCTTGAATAAGGGCGTGAGCCGATTCTAAGGCGGTCACGATTCCCGATAGGTTCTCGGTTTTGGATTCGATTTGCGTCTTCATTTTTTCTTCTCCTGTCTTTCTTTTGGTCTGGCTCATCAGACGGGGGAGACCATTCCACCCGTGACCCCTTGCGGGGTTTCGCCTAATTTCTCACTAGCATTTCGGATTCGAAACCCTTAGCGCATTCCGAGCCGATTGGAAAGAATCCTTGCGAAGATGGATTTTCTTCATTTGGATTCAAAATGCGCCCCGAGTTTGAAAGGTGAATCCAAAATGGATTCTTTCCGACTTTCTTCCCGCACTGGCAACAGTTCGAGGATTCCATTGAACTAACAGAATCTCCTAAACCGATTTTCTTGCTCATTTCTTCTCCTGTCTCGGCTAGGTATCTCCTGCCGATAGGTAGAACTTTACGCCGTAAGTCCTAACGTGTCAAGGGTATTTCTAGTGATGTCCGTCACATTCTTACCCGTACAGATGTTCGATAGATTCCCCCTATATCTTCCCCCTCTCAATAGATAAGTAGTTGAAAGTTCAATCAAATCGGATTCAATCTATAACCGAGGGGGCTACGAGATACCCCCGAGGGGGAGAGTCATCCCATCCCTAAACTCTCATCTCTTGCTAGTTTTCATTCATATATCTATGAAAGTCGCTTTATATATATGTCGACATTTCTATAAGACCTAAGACAGAAGAAGAGTGATAGTCGGGGAACCCGTAAGGGTCCCGATAGGATAGGCTCGGAAGAGTTTTGACCCCAGACTAGTATAAATCGGTCGTATTATAGTATATATACTACCCCTAAAATTTTCTGTTATATTGGGGCTATATACTTCTGACCTGCACTTTTATCGCCCAAAGGGCGAATAATAAAAATATATACCGAAAACCTGTTCGGTTTTTCGATTTGAACAGGTTATCTTATATGTATAGATATTTATATATCTATACGGAGCGTCGCTCCGCCTCTTGCGGGCTACGCGACTATATATAATATATATATATAATATATAATATATAGACATATAAGATTTAAGTGCCCATATTCTGACCGTTTATAGGTGGGGTTTATAATCAGTTTTTAACGGGGGTCACGTGGGACGAAAACCAGGTAAAGTCGATATCCCAAAGGGCGAGGCTATGGTGCGAGTGCTGCACCAACTGAGCCAAGGGTCAACTATCAAAGCCGCTATGGAGTCGGTTAACCGCAATGAGGTTACCTTCCGCCAATGGACTATGGCTGATGCCGACTTTAAGGATAAAGCCGATAAGGCTAGGCTAGAGGGCAAAGGGGTCCGAAGCGACCTGAGGAACCTGAAAGAGATTTCCTTTGAGGACTTCTCAACCGAGTTCCTAGATACCAAACTTTTCCCCCACCAACTTGACTGGATTGACCTGATTGAGGGTCGTGAGCCTAGATGGCTCCACCCAAGTATGACTTTTGAACAAGGGGCGCATAACCGCGTTCTGATTAACGTTCCCCCTGAACACGCCAAGAGCACGGTACTGACCATCAACTACGTCACCTACCGAATTGCCACTAACCCCAACATAAGAATTATCCTGGTCTCCAAGACTCAGGGTATGGCTCGCAAATTCCTTTCAGCCATCAAGACCCGATTAAGCCATCCGTCCTGGATTAAACTCCAGACCGCTTTCGGTCCTAATGGTGGCTATAAGGCGGACTCGCCTACGTGGTCCGCCGATATGATTTATCTTGGAACAGGTCGAGACTCTGGAGAAAAAGACCCTACGGTGCAAGCCCTAGGATTTGGTTCACAGATTTACGGTGCTCGTGCCGACCTGATTATCCTCGACGATGTCGTGATGAACTCAAATGCCCACGAGTGGGAGAAGCAAATTGAATGGCTTCAAAAGGAAGTTATCACGCGTTTGGGACGACACGGAAAACTACTAATAGTGGGAACCCGTGTCGCTCCTGTCGACCTTTACAAACAGATACGGGACGGCTCTAACTGGACTGGTGGGAAATCGCCTTTCACTTATTGCGCGATGCCAGCGGTCCTCGAGTTTGATGAGAAGCCTGCCAACTGGAAAACGTTGTGGGCAAAGACAGACCGCCCTGAAGGCGAGAATGATGAAGCAGATGAACAAGGACTATACCCAAAGTGGGATGGAGGCGCTCTCTTCACCCGAAGAAGCGAAGTTGCTCCCTCTGTATGGGCTATGGTCTATCAGCAAGAAGATGTCGTCGAAGACGCTATCTTTGCGCCAGCAGCAGTTGCAGGATGTGTCAACGGTATGCGAAAGCGCGGACCGCTTAAATCAGGTGCTGCAGGTCATCCACAATCCGTCGAGGGCTATACCGTTATAGGGCTAGACCCCGCAATGACAGGAAACACAGCAGCCGTTGTGGCTACATACAACAAGGCTGACGGGATGATTTACATCCTTGACTGCGTCAATATGACAGACCCGACGCCGATGAAGATTCGTGCCCTGATTGAAGATTGGGTACAAAGATATAAACCACAAGAATTACGTATTGAAATCAATGCTCACCAGAAAGCCTATGCACTCGATGACGACTTGCGAAACTGGCTGTCAATGTACGGCTGCCAACTCAACTCTCACTTCACTGGTAAGAATAAGTGGGATACTAGTTTCGGTGTGGCTTCTATGGCAAGTCTTTTTGGCAGTCTTAGAGATGGAAGATTCCAGGATAACAATTTAATAGAACTACCAAGCAATGAAGGTAGCGAAGGTCTTAAGGCTTTAGTACAGCAGTTGATTACGTGGAAGCCTGAAACCAGAAACGCTACTGACTGCGTGATGGCTTTATGGTTTGCCATTATCCGCATACGCGAGATGATGCAACAAGGAAGTCAGCAACAACGTTGGGTGCAAAATCGCTGGGCTACAAGGGCTCAGACATATCGCAGAACAACGGTTAATCTTGATGAAGCCTTTGCAGAGCAATGGCAAGAAACATACGGATAGGAAACTATGGCACTCTCAATCGAACAGGTAGCAGCAAGAGTTGAATCTCTGCGCTATCGCGCTGCAGACAGGGACTCTCGCAATCTTGACGTCCTTGCTGTACGTAAGGGTCAGATTTCTACCGTCTATCCTGATTTCTTTCCAGACGGAGTAGATGCCAATGTCGTTGCAAATTTTGTGGATATTGTGGCGCGAGACCTCTCAGAGGTTATGGCACCACTACCAGCGGTTAACTGTAACGCGGCGAATTCGGTTTCTGATAGGGCTCGTAAGTTTGCTGATACACGTACTCGCATTGCCTCTAATTATTTTGCTCACTCTGATTTATCTGTACAGATGTACCAAGGTGCCGACTGGTACCTCACATACGGTTTCCTCCCATTCATCATTGAACTGGACGAGGAAGCAAAACTGCCACGCATCCGCCTAGAAAACCCAATAGGTGCTTACCCTGAGTTTGACCGCTACGGACGCTGCGTTGCTTTTGCAAAACGATACACAATGACACTTGGTGAACTTGTCTCACTATTTCCCGAATTTGAGTATGAGTTGCTCGGCAAACTTCGCTATGAGCAAGACTTAACTCAACAGGTTGAGATGATTCGCTACTACGACAAAGACCAATCAATCGTATATCTACCTACAAAGGGCAACTTGGTTCTTTCAACAGCCAAGAATCCACTAGGCAAGATGATGATTGTTTGTGCACGTAAACCATCTGTCGATGGTGAAATGCGTGGTCAGTTCGATGACATCATTGGTATTCAGTTGCTACGCAACCGCTTTGCTCTTTTGGCAATGGAAGCAGCAGAGAAATCTGTACAGGCTCCAATCGTTCTTCCTTCCGACGTACAAGAACTTATGCTTGGTGGAGATGCGGTTATCCGCACAAACAATCCAGCAGGCGTACGTCGCGTAGAACTCACCTTGCCACAAGGCGCATTCACCGAGCAAACGTTGCTCAATCAAGAAATGCGTGTGGGCGCACGTTATCCTGAGGGACGTACAGGAAACATTGACGCATCAGTTGTCACAGGACAAGGTGTGCAGGCTCTTATGGGTGCCTTTGATACCCAAGTTAAGTCCGCTCAAGCAATCTTTGCTAGCGCACTACGTGATGTAATTCAGATTTGTTTTGAAGTAGACGAGAAGATTTTCCCAGATGTCAAGACCATTCGTGGCGTTGACTCTGGTTCACCATACGAAATCACCTACAGCCCACGCAAAGATATCAAGGGCGACTATAGTGCTGATGTCCGTTATGGAATGCTTGCAGGTCTTAACCCAGCACAGGGTCTTATCTTTATGCTACAGGCTCTTGGTGGAGGACTTATCTCCAAAGACCTAGCAATGCGTGAACTTCCATTCACAGTAAACGTCACACAAGAATTAGAAAAGATTGAAGTTGAGAATATGCGCCAAGCCTTGCTCGGCTCTTTGACTGCATATACTCAAGCGATTCCTGCAATGGCAACACAAGGGGCAGATGCCTCTGATGTTGTTCGCAAAATTGCTGCAGTCATTAAGGCTCGCCAGAAGGGTGTAGCACTTGAAGATGCGATTGAAGAATCATTCGCACCTGCAGAGCAGGTTCCTTCTGCTGGGGCTATGCCTGAAATGGTTGAGCAACCGTCCCCTGCTCCCTTAGGTGCACCAGCAGAAGGCGCTCTTCCTATGGAAGGTGGACCAGAAGTACCACCAGCAGCAGGAGCACCAGACATTCTTAGCCTTTTATCCAGCCTTTCAGGCGGAGGAGAAGCGAACGCAAGCGTAAGAACTATTCGACGACGATAATCAAGGAGGGGACACGTGACAACGATTATTGGAATTGAATATGATGACCACAGCATTCTTGTTGCTGATAGCCGCGTAACCGATGATTCAGGTCGTATATACGCTCACAAGGTAATGAAGAAGATTGCTCAACGCGGTGCGGTACTTATCGCTGGCGCTGGAGAAGTTGGTCCGTGTGATATCGCACAGAATATCTGGGTACCACCACAGTTTACAGCGAAAGATAAGAAAGATATCTACCGCTTTATGATTACCAAGGTAATGCCATCATTACGCAAATGCTTGATTGATAATGGTTATAACTTTGATGAAGACAAAAAAGACGGAATGAGATTCCAGTTCCTGATTTCAGTCGGTGGAGAAATTTTTGATATCGACGAAGACCTGTCGGTTATGAAGAGCGAAGACAATATGTACGCTATAGGTAGCGGCGGTCCTTTCGCATTGGGCGCATTGTATGCAGGTGCTGACCCACTTGATGCGATGGAGATAGCATCTAAGGTAAGTGCTTACTCTGCTCCTCCTTTTTATCAGGAGATTCAGCACAAATGAGTAAGTTTAACGATGCCATAGAAAAGGCAATGAGGATTCTTGCTGAAGAACTAGAAGATTCAGAGAGCCAAATCTGTACAGGATGGGTTCTTGTTAGCGAGTGGTCCGACTTTGAAGGCACTCGTTATCTAATGACAGACGTAAGTGACAATATGAACCCTTGGTTAGCCAAAGGTATGTTACTTAGCGCTGAAGAATATTCATATACACCAGAGGAGAAGTAATGGTTAGCGGAGGATTTCGCCCTACTGCATCACAGAACGACCCAATGACTGTGTCTCCTAATGGTGGTAATGGTCAGTCAGGAAGATTTGTGGCGCAGAAGGTAGCAAAGGCTACGCAACTTCGTCCATCTGGATTTGCACAAGGAGAAAATACGGCTATGGCACAACAGATTAGCGAAGGTGGCAACGTATCTACAACAGCCAACGCTGCCAATCCAGCAGCAGCGATGCCAAGACCAGATATGTCTCAGTTGCTTAGCCAAATTGAACCACTTGATTCAGAGCCAACAGAGTTCCTCCCAATATCCGATGGCGTAGATTTCGGTTCAGGACGTGGCAGTGAAGTTATCCCACCAAGTCTTAACCCAAGCAGCCGTCAGATTGAGAACGTAGAACTTGTCAAGCGTTATCTGCCTGACTTACTTAATGCAGCACGTATTCCTGGAGCCCCAGACTCATACAAGAGAATGGTTAATGCTCTTATGAGGGAGTTAATGTAATGCAATGGATGGAGAATACTTTATTCGACCACCTAGACAAGTTTGGTAATTCACTAGGCTACGAAAACTTTGACATTGCTCTTATGTTGTCGATGGTTCCTTGGCAATCACCAACTGACAGAGATAATTTTATTAGAGAAATTACAGGACAAGACGTTAAAGGCGGAGAACCTTCTAACTTTAACCCAGAGTATTTGGAGTTCTAAATGGCTTTTTGGGATAATTTTAAGAAGGCTCTAGGCGGCGATAAAACTGCCGCACAAAAAGTCGTTGATACTTTGTCACCTTTCAGCATTGCCAAAAGAAATCTTGAATCAAATACTAAGAAGGTTCTTGGCGCTGCTAAAGAAGTAATCGATGTAGCACAGCCCGTACTGAAGCCACTAGGCAAAGCAGCGGGCGCACTAGGTAGAGGCGTAACTGCACCCTTTCAGGCTCTTGGTATTCAACCTGGAGCAGGTGTTGGCGGTACAGCACTCAAGGCTGGAGCACAGATTGGTGTTACACGTGGCGCTGAACAAGTAGCCCGCGAAACTGGTAACGACCTCAATGAACTACTCAAAGACGGTATGGTTCAGTATGCTGCTCAAACTGCAGCAGAGGCTGCAATCCCTGTTGACCCATTGTTACAGGCTGCAATTATTGCAGAAGAAAAAGTATTTAGTCCGCTTATCAAGCGCCCTATCTCCACAGCAGCGCTTCTTACTGACCCAGATAGCCCTTTATTCAAAGATGATGCTTATGGTAAAGGTATTCAGTTAAGCGATATACAGACTGCATATGACCGCAGCAAAGATGTTTCATTGGGCGTAGCCCTAACCAAGTCTTTGCTTAATCCATTCCACATCACAGGTATATCTGATTCCATCCTTGAAGATGGTGGTATTGATATTGACCGTGTCAACCTATGGGATGATGCGGATGTTGAGGCTAACTTCGTTGACAACACAACGGGCAGATGGTTAACTGGATTTACAGATTTCCTTGTTGGTAACGCAGCAATCGTTGGCGCAGCCAATGCTTCTGTTAGCCTACTCAAGGCAGGCGCTCGTAGTGCTGGCTTAAGTAACAAGATTAATGTTTATGATGTTGATGCTATCGCTAAACTAGAGAAGTTAGCAGATGACCAAATCTCTGGTAACACACAGACTGTTTTTGGTACCGATATCGTCAATATGGCAAAGAGCAAAGATATCGTTTTAATCAATAAGATTCTTAAGCCTTATACAAATAACCCTCGTTTGGCTAACTTAGTCAAGGAAACAGAGGACCCTAACTTCGTTAAGGATTTGTTGCTTGCAGATAAAGGATACGCCCCTGCTATTGAGCGTCTTATCAATGCTCGTAGGTCAGACGATTTGTGGTATGCCTCTAATGCAGCCGACGAAATTACTGCAGATTTTATGAAGACTGGTCAGTATCGCTCATACAATGGTCAGGCTAAAGAGCGCTGGAGCGCAGCATTTGATGATGCTATCGCCAAGACACCTGAGACCAGAGATATCTTTGATGCCTTTATGCGCGACCAGTTTGATATCTCAACCAACCAGTTTCTTCCTGAGCCGCTTATGCTTGGTACTAAGTACAAGCCAATCGAGCCAGTAGTTCCTTTAACTGAGATACCTATTGCCAGAAGCGCTGTAGCAAAACTTCGTGAGACAAAGCAGAAGTTTGGTGCTGCAACAGAGGTCCGCGATTACAGCAATGTCGGTGGAGTTGTCCAGCGCGTCATTGGTAGTGGTCGTAGAGGTGGCGCAGCCACAGCCTTGATTCACTTTACAGGCAGCAAACTACCTCGTGGCATTATCAGCCACTCAGGTCTACGTCCAGCAGATGCTATTGAAGAAATCAATGCTTGGCTAGATGACATTAAGTTGTTCCGTCGTGGCACAAACAAGGTTAATCTACCTGATGGAACCACAGTAACTGCAGCAGAATACCGTCGTAACATTATTGACCAAGCATTGCAGCAGAAGACTGATGGCGCAAGAGCAGCATTCTTTGAGAAAATGAGCGACGAAGTTTCTATCGACACCCTTAACACTATGGGTCTCAGCCGCGTTCAGGCTAAAGCATTCGTTGATGAAATGAAGTCAACCGTAAATCGTTACCATAATGACTTGGCTAACGACTCATACGCTATGGACCCTAATGGTTACCGAGTAATTGTTAACCCACAGACCCAGCGTCAGTTGGCTAACGCCACACCATTGATTCCAATGGGCAAGATTGTTAGGGAAGTTGCCAGAGTAAAGGGTGTTATTGACCCTCGAAGCAATACCTTTACACGAATTGGTGGAGAAACATTTGAGTTTGGTAACAAGATATTCTCCTTTGCAGCCTTAGCAAGACCTGCATATATTCCAAAGAACTCTATCTTTGAACCAGTCAATGCTGCTTTTATGTCACTAGGTTCACAGTTTGCAACTGATAGCGCAGAGACTCTTGTAAAGAACAGCCTATTCAATAACCAACAGAGATTCTTTGGTGCGATTAATAAGGCTAACATTAAGAGCGCTGCTCGCAAGAAGGCTCTTAAGGAAGAATACAGACAGTACACACAGCAGATTGAGAAGGCTGTTGATATTGCTGACTATGCTGTATCTGAGTGGGTTGAGTTCTTTGTCAATACTGGCAAGCGCTCCCCTGTAACCAGAGCAGATAATCTAGATGTTGTCAAGGAAAACCTACGGGCGGCTGAGCGTTTGCTCGCTAACCTAGAGAAGAAGGCTCGTGACCGTGCAGATGAGTACAACACTGTGCGTGAAGAAGTGCCTAGCCTCTACGGTTTAGTACGCCGAGTCCAGTATCTTAAGTCAGTAAATGACCCTAAGTACGCATCTGACATCAGTGCTGCTGAACTAGCCATTACAAAGGCTGCTGGTGATATCAATACACTAGCCCCTGACTTAAACAAACTTAACCTCAATGTCAAGAAGGCTTACGATGATATCGATAAGATTCTTGTTGAGATGGGTCCATCCCGCAAGGCTTTAGCCGATGAGTGGTCTGTTGCTGATAATCGTCGCATTCGTCGCAAAGGTCGTCAAGAGGAACAGGGTTATGTCTTAAGCAATGGACAGACCATTAACATTCCTCGCCTTGAAAGCGAGAATCACCTAGGTACTTCTTATAAGGCTGAAATCTCTAACCGTCACACACGTGAGATTGAACTTCTTGGAGATAAAACCTTTGCTAGCCGAGTAGATATGCTTGGTCGTAAGACCGCTAACCGCATTACTCCAGTATATGACCCACTATATTTTGATGAGTTGGCTTATGTAGTCAACAACTATATGCGAGGCGATGTACTTATTGACCAGATTCTTGCTGGTCGTACTCGTAACGAAATCATTGCAACGTGGGGACTGAAGCGTGGTGGTAAGACCTACGCCGAAGACTTTGGTCGTGATGCTAATGAGATTATAGATATGATTGATGACCAGATTGCGTATGTCAATCGTTACCTACCAACACTAGAATCCAAGGCTGCTGCCCTGTCGGGCGAGGTTCGTAGCAATCAACTTGCTCAATTACTCGGTGATAAGTTGGAAAGATTGACGCCAATCAATCCATTGGACAATCAGTATTCAACATCCATTGCTCAGCAAAAAGAACTTATGGATGCTTTTGATAAGGCAACCAGCGCAGTCTGGGCTAAGATGGGTGCACCTGAAAATGCTATCCGTTGGGCTTGGGGTACTGTAGAACTACGCAACCGAACAATCGATAAGATTGAATCCCTTGCTGCACAAGGCTATGAGATAACCACAGGAACTGTCAACTCAGTTCGCAGGGCTGCAGCAATCGAAATGGTTCAAGAGGCTGAGAAGACGTTCTACTCAGTGCGTCGTCAGAACCGAGCAATCTTTGCTGCGAGAACAGTGCTATCGTTCCCAGCCGCATCAGTCAGCGGTTTCTATCGTTACACCCGATTTACTGCTAAAGCGCCACAGCGTATGGCAGGATTCTTGAACTCATACTATGGAACTTACAACTCCTTCGGAGTAGACAAGTACGGTAATCCAGTTGATGATGTCCTTGATGCCGAGCATCTAATCCTTCCAGGAACTAAAGAGATTGGGCTCAATGATGGCAAGGGCATCACAGTAGGAACTAGGGCTATTAACTTCCTAGCCAACTTTGCAGGACCTGCTTACTCAATCCCACTCTTTGTTGGTGGCATAGTAAGTTTTAAGCCTGAAGCCAGCACTCTTATTAGAGAAGGCATTGACAAAACCTTTGGAAAGATTCCAGGTTATACATACGAGGACTTATTCCCTTATGGAGTCAACCCTGACTTAGGTGATGCAGCAATTAGAACCTTCACCCCAGCCTGGGCAAGAAATGCCCTTATGTGGGCAACGGGCGATGAGGGTGATAGAGAATGGCTCAACACCTACGCATCTGAGTGGAACTATCAGATGGCTCTATATGAGATGGGTATCGGCAAAGAACCTACAGAGAAACTTGTCAAGAAGAACGCTAGCAAAAAGTTTAGAGAAAAATTCTTGTGGCAGTTTGCTTCACCAATCGGTAGCCCTGCTGTAATTGATATGCGTCCTGACAGTATATTCTCTACCTACTATCGTGCAGCATACGATAAGTACAAGTCTTATGACTTAAGTGATACAATCGCATCAAATGCAGCATTAGAAGAACTCAATTCTCACGCTGCCGTTCTTGGTGCAACTAAACCCTTTGATGGAGAACGTCTGTACTTTGGCGCTAAGTTGAAGCCAAAGGCTGCATACACAGTTGCTACAGTAGAAGGTTATAGCCGAATTTGGGAAGACAATCGTGGTCTTGCTAACAAACTAGGTGAGTTCGATAGAAACCTAATCGGTCTTATGACTGCAGACCTAATTGGTTCAGCATCTGACCCTAACATTAGTCGAATCCTGAACAAGCCAGGAACTAAACTTCCTGACGGAACCCCTCTGAATCTCCCACTCAAGTCAATCAAAGATGTTGAGAATGATATCGAGATTGGTCGAGTATGGGATGCCTATACAAATTACAAAGACCAACTCAACAAGATGGCTAAAGAAAAAGGCTATGCGAGTTATGCCTCTGTCGAGGTATTGCAAGAGGCACTTCAGGATTATGCAAAAGAACTATCTGATTATAGTCCAGCCTGGGGAAGAACTTACAAGCGCGGAATAAGAGAAGATAGTTCTTACAAGTACGCCTGGGGTCTAACCCAGATACTAAAAGATGAGAAGTTTATGTCTAAGCACGGTAATAGCCAGTTCTGGGTTCACGCCAAAGCGATGATGAAGTACCGCGATGACTATGCCAAACTCCTGAAGGATGCTCCAGATGGATACAAGACTGTAGTAAAAGATGCTTGGACCGAATATGTCGAGTCAGTAATTGATTTACTTGACCCAAATCTTGCAGACATATTTGACAGATATTTCTTGAAAGACCAACTTAAAGAGGTAGGCAATGAGTAGATATAGACAAGTAGGGGATATTCCTGCTGGCGATGCAGATGGTGTCCGCAGTCAGTTTGGTACCAAAGGTTCTACTAAGGTCATTAACTACATTTGGATGCCAGACAAGAATGGTAACTTGGTCAAGAAAGATTCTGCTGTTGTCAAGCGTACCTTCTCAAGACTATCTGAAAGAGCACAGGCTGCCCTAGCGCAGTACATCATTACTGTACAGAACCGTCAACCTACCGACGCTGCACGTAAGACTCTATTCAATAACATTATCGATGGAGCCGTAGCCTCCTACAAAGAAGGCAAGAAGCAGACCCCCTGGGATGTCCTACAGATTCAGTTAGACAATGCTCCTAAGCAAAGCGGAGCAACGCACTCATATACTAACTACGACAAGATTACCTCTGATGCAATCCTTGACAGCGTAGGAAGAGAACTTGGATTTGCCGAAGGTGCCTTTGGTCAGTTTGGCGAGCAAGACAAAGCAGACTTCTTTGCTAAGTTAAAGGAAGCCGCTAAGGCTGGAGCCAAGGTAAAGCAGACTATTGTCAATCCTGATGGCTCGACCAGTATCATTGAGACACCTGGTCTGTTTGATGCTAAGCAGTTTGCTCAGAGTTATCTATGGGCAAAGGTAAATGTTGCTGACCCTAAGACGCTACCAGGTAGCGTTATCAACAAAATTGGTAGCCTTCAATCATTACTTAAGTCCAATGGTCTTGAGTACTCTGACAAAGAAGTTGCTGACTATGCGCTCAAGTTGACAAAGGGCGAATTAAGCCTAGACAAACTACAGACAGAATTCAACGCTAAGGCAGCAGAACTTTACCCACTATTTGCTGACAGACTTAAGGCTAATCCTAACCTGACTGTTATGGACCTAGCACAACCATTCGTTAATCGTATGGTGAAGTATTGGGAAGTAGACCCATCAACAATCGATTTGAACAATCCTGATTTAGATAAGTTCCTTCGTCCAGACGGAACAGCAGGAAAGGTTCCTATGGGAACTTTTGCAGACTTTGAAACCTATCTTAAGTTTCATCCTAATTCAGAAAAAGCACAATGGAAGATTCAAGGTTCACGAGACCTTGCTACTGGCTTGGCAAGCGCTATGGGATTTGGAGTATAAATGGCTGACGAACAAGATAGAATCAGAGCCCAACGCGAAGCAGATGCCAAGGCAAAGGCGGACGCAGCAGCGGCTGCACGTCAAGCACGTATGGACGAACTTAAGGCTGAGCGTGAAGCGAAGGCTGCAGCAGATGCTAAGGCTCGTGCTGCATCTAACCCATTATTTGACCCAACCAATCGTCCTGAAGCCCCACCTTCTGATGATAAGAATGTTTACTATTACAGTTGGATTGGTGGAGGAACTACTGGTCAATGGAGACTATATAAGACTCCGATTGATTCGCCAACTGCAGCATCTGCTGAAGCACGTTCAACTGGCGGCGCAACGCTAGCCCAATTTGGTAGTTCTGCAGGCGCTAACACAGTTCCTAAACCTGGCACAGGTACAGGCGCAGGCTCTGGAGCGGGCACAGGTGCTGGAAGTGGTGCGGGTGCTGGAAGTGGTGCGGGCACAGGTACAGGTTCTGGTGCAGGTGCAGGAGCAGGCGCAGGAACTGGTGCTGGTTCTGGTGCAGGTGCGGGCTCTGGGGCTGGTGCAGGAACTGGTGCTGGAGCGGGAGCGGGAACAGGCGCAGGTGGACCTACTGGTCCAACGCTAGCCAAAGATGTATTCAAAGCAACATTGGCTCTTTACTTTGGTGAGGCTGAACTTGCTAAAGGCTGGATGGATGAACTCTACAATGCAGTATCAAAGTTCTATCTCAACGGTCAAGATGTCGCAACATCATTTAATATGGCGTTGCTTGACTCCCGTAACAATCCAAACCTCAAAGCATTTACTGACCGCTTCAAGGGCATCTACGCTCTTCAAGACTTAAGACAGGCTGGCAAGCCAGTCAGCGTTCCAACCATTGCAGAATATGTCGCTGCCCAAAAGGGTATGGCTGACATCTTTAGCGAAGTTGGTTTAACTGACCTTGCTACAGAGCAATTTACTGGAGACTTAATCGGTAAGGGTAACTCCGTTACCACAGTAGCGGACAAGATTTCTAAGGCATTCCAGCGTATTGATATGGCTCCTAAGGCTATCAAGGATACTTTGAGTCGTTACTTCCCAACAGTTGACAGAACAACTCTTGCCAGAACTCTACTTACTGGTCAGAAAGGTGTTGACGCACTCGTTGACGAACTTTCTCAGTATGAAGTACTAGCCGCTGCAGAGCAGCAAGGCTTAGGTTCAATCAACCGAATCGGTGGAGTTGACCTAGGACGAGCACAAGAATATGCCCGTATGGGTGAAACATTTAGTTCACTCACACCTCAGTTTAGTAAGATTGCTAGAGCATTGCCTACAACATCTAAACTTGCTGGTATTTCAAGAACAGAAGATATTGGTCAGGTAGGACTAGAGCGAGCACTTATTACTCAGTCTGCTAAAGACCTACAGAAACTTGAAGAGTTGACTTCACAAGAAGAAGCCCGCTTTATGGGCAAGGCAGGTCGAGCAGAACTCGGACTCGCATCACAGCGCAGAGCAAATCGCGCTTTCTAAATAGAGAATCCTGAGCGGACCGACCAGCCCCGCCAGCGTATAAGACTGGTAGCAAGAGCCAACCCACAGTCCCCGCGTGGTCATTGAGGCTTGCGACTAACAACGAATAGAAGGGTGGAACGTTGCTATGAGCAACAATTACTGGGAAGACGAAGAAGACGACCTAGATACCAATGATGGTCTGGATGGCAATGACCTAGTTAAGAAACTACGTAAAGCCAAAAGGTCAGACGAAAAGCGTATCAAGGAACTTTCTGAACAACTTGAGGGATTCCTCAAAGAGAAGAAAGAATCGACTGTACGTCAAGTCCTAGAAAAGAAGGGCGTAAACGCTAAGGCTGCACGATTGATTATGAAAGACCTGGAAGATGTTAACGAAGAGACAGTCAATGGCTGGCTCGATGAAAACGCTGACCTATTCGGAATCAAAGTTGCAGATGCCCCCGAAGTAGACAAGAGCAATCTTGCTGCACTACGCAATCAAGATGCACTTACTCAGGGAGCGGTTACTCCCGACAAGGCGCAAGACTTTGAGCAGCGTCTAAACAACGCAGGCTCAGCAGAAGAGATTCTAAGTCTCTTGCGCTCACAAGAATAATCAACCGTTCATAGTCACTTGGAGGTGACAACTCAATGTCCAACGCATACACAGATACAGGTGCTTCCTCTCTCGGAGGTTCCGTTGGTGGTGCTGGTCTCGTACAGAAGGCGTATGACCGTCTTCTCGAGTTCGCTCTCCGTTCTGAACCACTAATTCGTTCAGTCGCAGATAAGCGCCCAGCCCGTCAAGCATTCCCAGGTCAAACAGTAGTTCTACAGAAGTACGTTGACCTCAACCAAGCAACCACTGCTCTTACTGAAACAGTAGACCCAGATGCAGTTGCTCTATCAACACCAACCTCAGTAACCATTACTCTTAACGAGTACGGTAACTCAGTATTGGTAACCCGCGCTCTCGAGTTGTTCTCACTCGCAGATGTCGACCCAGCGATTGCAAACATCATTGCATACAACCTCGCTGACTCAATCGACACCGTTGCGATGACAACTCTACGCTCTGGTACAAACAACATCTTCGCAGGAGACGCAACATCAGTTGCTACTGTTGACGCTGCTGACACAATCGACTCTGCAGATATCCGCAAGTCAGTTGCTAAGTTGCGCGGCAACAAGGCAAAGGCTCGTCGTGGCTCCCTATACTGGACAGGTATTCACCCATCTGTTTCACACGACCTTCGTGCAGAAACAGGAAATATGGGCTGGAACTTCGTTCACGCCAACTCAAATCCAGCAGTAGATAACATCTGGGCTGGAGAAATTGGAGACTACGAAGGCGCATTCTTCGTAGAGTCACCACGTCTTTACAACGCTAAAGTTGGTGCAGACCAGTCTGCATTGACAACAACCGCTGTAACTGTTGCAGGTACTTCAGCAGGCTTCACCTTCGGTGTCGCTTCTTCTTCCGTTATTGCTTCTCGTGCAGAGGCTGGCGACAAGATTGCTGGAACAGGCATCGCATCAGGTTCCAAGATTACAAACATTGCAACCTCTGGTTCAACAACCACAATTACTGTAGACACAGCGTTCACCGCTGCTGTTACTGCAACAACTGTTGTAACTGTAACTCCAGTAACACGTGTATTCAATACAATCGTATGTGGTGCTCAAGCAATGGCAGAAGCCGTAGCCGAAGAGCCACACGTAGTTATCGGTAACGTAACTGACAAGTTGATGCGCTTCCGCCCGATGGGCTGGTACGGCGTACTCGGCTTCGCAGTCTACCGTGACGAAGCGTTGTATCGCATTACATCTGGTTCCTCAATCGCTGCTCTCTAGTTGATTGACTGTCGGGCTAGGGCAACCTAGCCTGATGGTGAGTTCATTAGGAGGACTTATGGCTGAATGGAAATTTTTACCACCAACGGTGGATGAAGGATTGCAAGGCGTTCAGCGTCTATTCCAGTTCTACAAACTGACTAGAGGCATAAGCATTGTCCTCAATCCCTCAACAGGAACATATCAACAGATTCGTTATCCACTCGATTCAACATTACCTGATTACCCTCAGTTATATCGAGGCGGATACGAGTATACGGTGGACGACGCTACAAAGGCAGCACTCATTGCTGCGAATGTAGGTGTAACAGAAAGTAACTTTACGCAACTATGAAGCACTGGGAATACCATCCAGAACCTGTAGAAGGTTGTTTTGGATGTAAGGGACTATCAATCCAGATGAATGCAGGTGATGCTGACAGTCGTAAGTTTATGACTAACAAGCGTCACAACACAGAATTGAATGCCTACAAAGAAGCAGTACGACAAGGCATTCAACCAGCAGGAACCACAATGGACAAAATCCAAGCAGCGGTTAATGCAAGTGAGGTATTAGGTAAGCCATATAACGCTGAGAAGATGCCTCCAGCAAAACACATAAACAAAAAAACAGCAGCGGTAATGAAAGAACTAGGAGCATAGATATGCCAATGGTAGGCGATAAGAAGTTCCCATACACAGCCAAGGGTAAGAAGATGGCTAAGATGGCAGAAAAGAAGATGGCAAAGAAAGCAGCCGTCAAGAAGTCAATGAAGAAAATGGGCAAGAAGAAGTAATATGGCAGGCAAAACACGAGTAGGACCTTTGTCCTCAGGACTAGCCAAGATTGCATTTGGTGAGTCCAAGAAAAGAATCAGTGCTTTGGATAAAGCCATTATGGAAGGTAAGCCACTTAAGTCTAAAAACAAGAATCCTGAAAGATACTTGGACAAATGAAAAAGGCTAAGGGCGCCAAGAAAGTTGCCAAGGTTATGCGCGAGTATAAGGGCGGCAAACTTAAGTCATCATCAGGCAAGAAGGTAACTTCTCGTAAGCAGGCAGTAGCAATCGCTTTGTCTGAGGCTGGTATGTCAAAGAAGAAAAAGAAGTAATGTCGTCAGGAAAGCATAAGCCGCATCGTAAGTTTAATCCTGTTCAAATCAAGGATGGCTATGTGGTGCGGCTTAGAAAAGATGGCAGGGTAAAAACAATCCTAGGAAAGTATGGGGAGTATGGCAAAGAAAGCGGACCCAAGGCTTAAGAGGGCTGGAGTATCAGGCTTTAACAAGCCAAAGCGTACCCCTAACCATCCGACCAAAAGCCACGTAGTAGTAGCCAAGTCAGGCGAACAAGTCAAGACAATTCGTTTCGGTGAGCAAGGCGCTAAGACCGCTGGTGCTCCGAAGGCTGGAGAGTCTGACCGTATGAAAAAGAAACGCGCCTCATTCAAAGCACGTCATAGCAAGAATATCGCTAAGGGCAAGATGTCGGCAGCCTACTGGGCAGATAAGGTGAAGTGGTGAAGAAAGCATTTTGGGATAAGAAGAACCCAAAGAAAACTTCTAAGAAATTAACGCCAGCACAAAAAACTGCGGCAAAGAAAAGGGCTAGGGCAGCAGGACGACCTTACCCAAATCTTATTGATAACGCAGCAGTGGCTAAGAAGAAAGGCAGATAATGGCAACGGGCACAGCAGGTAGTACATTTACTAGCGAGTTGAATAGACTTGCTAATGGTGGGACATATCCAGCAATCGCAGATTACGTAGCGCCTGTTCAGGCTGCCAACGTATATGCAGGTACCACAGGATTAGCCTTGCTTGGCGCTCTTAACCTTAAAGCAGATGCCAACCGTCAACCTGACGATTATAAAGCCCTGGGCGGAATCTGCAACGAATTAGCAGGGACAACAGACCTTTCACCGACTGATGCCTTAAGGAGTATTGACCTGTGACAACTCTACAAGAAATGATTGATGAGGTTCTAATCAACCTCTCGGGTTATACTTATCAACAAGACCGCTCTACATACCTTACAGCAGCAGTTACTACATTAACTTCTCCTAGTTCTTCTCCTACCATCCTAAGCCTAGGTTCTAGTGACTCAGTAGGTAAGGGCATCATTGAGGTAGGCGAAGAGTTGATGTGGATTGACTCTTTTGACCGCGTTGCTAATACAGCGACAATCGCTCCCTATGGTCGCGGATATCTAGGCACTACAGCCTCTACAGCAGCGGTTGACACCAAGGTAACTATCTCACCTATCTTCCCACGCTATGTGGTCAAGAAGGCTATCAACGATACTATCCGTGCTGTAGGTACACAGTTGATGGTTGTGAAGCAGACCACATTTACTTTCAATGCTGCTCAGAATACTTATGACCTAAAAGATTCCAACGGCAACCCACTCAATGTTGAGGCTATCTTGACGATTATGTGGCAGGACACTGGTCCAACTAAGGAATGGATTCGAGTCAATCGTTATGACTTCGACCCACTGGCAGAGACTGCTACTTGGGGTCAAGGCTCACAGACAGTAACCATCTATGATTATGTAACCGCAGGTCGTACTGTTAAGATTATGTATGTGACGCAAGCCTCAGCATTCACATCAACAAGCCAGACATTTACAACCCAGACAGGATTCCCTGAGTCAGCACGAGATGTCATCATCCTAGGCGCAGCGTATAGATTGCTTGCATATCTTGACCCTGCACGTGCCTCTCAGATTAGCCCACAGGCTGACGAGATTGACGCTAAGCGTCCATTCGGTTCAGCAAACAATGCAACACGTCAAATCTTTGCTCTCTATACACAGAGACTCAGAGAAGAAATTTCTGCCTTCCAAGGTCAGTACCCTCCCCGCATTCGATTCAACCGATAGGAACCTGAATGACAACTCGCCAATACTCCTCTCGCTCTCAGCAGTCAACGCTGACGGCTGCCATTACGGCAGGCGCTACGTCAATCGTTGTTGTCTCTGGCACTACCCTACTTGGTGGTGTAACCATCCCAGCGGGCAGAACCTTTACTCTTGTTCTAGACCCAGATACGGCGATTGAAGAAATTGTAGATGCCACGGCGGTATCTACTAACACCTTTACAATTACTCGCGCAATAGACGGTTCAACAGCACAGGCTCACTCAGCAGGTGCTGTCGTAAGACATATGGCTATTGGTCGTGACTACCGTGATGCCAACCTACACGCAGAGGCTGACGCTTCTTATAATGATGGTGGCGGTAATGCCCACGCAATGCACGGCATTGCTGCTGGTGAAGGTGTAGTAGTCGGAACTCTGAAGACCCAGACTCTGACCAACAAGACTCTTACAGCACCAACAATTTCTGACCCAGTCTTTACTGGAACACCAACTGCTCCTTCTGTCATTGTCTTTGAAGGAACCACAGATGACCCTTATGAAACTACCCTGACAGTAACAGAGCCTACGCAGGACAACACAATCACCCTGCCTAATACGAC